AAGCCATTACGCTACCCTCACATAGTTTTGTCCGTTTAAAGAAGTGGCTGAAGGTACACCGATGACCTCTCTAAACTGCCATACTTTATCGCTTACGATGTCAGCTACTGCCAAGCCAGTTCCGTCCCACGACATAGCATAAACACTACCGACTGACGAGCCTAAGGAAAAACTGGAACCTTGGTAAACTCCAGATGAGCTATATTTAAAAACGTCGCCTCCTGTTTGATTCGCTACCCAAAAATAAGTTCCATCCCAAGTTAGTGTCCCTCCACTCGTAATCTGTCCAGAAAAGTCAATACTTGCATTTTGGTACACACCTGATGAGTTGTATTTGTATGCCAAGAAGGTAGTAGGATGCGTTATCCAGAAATGGGTGCCGTCCCATGTCATGCCATAAGAATAAGTGCCTGTTTGAGTAGCTGAAGACCATGATACGTTTTGATAAACACCGGCTGAGTTATATTTAAAAACAGTACCGCCACTCCCGAACACCCAAAGATAAGAGCCATCCCACACAATGTTGTATGGAGTGGTCATCTCATTTGCTGTAGAAAAATTTGTTCCTGTATATACTCCTGCGGAAGTATATTTGTATACACGATCGGTTTGGTTGCCACTTACCCAGTAATGAGTGCCATCCCACGCAATTCCAAGGGGGATAGTGTCTTGGCTGGCGACAGAAAAATTTATTCCTGCCTGTTGCATTAAAAGCGAAGCCAAGGGATAGGTAGATGGGTTTGTTTCAAAAACGCCGCCCTTTAAGTACACCCGTCCATCAGCCAGCGTGACGGTATTGGAATTATTATTTAAAAGTATCACCTCGTTGATTTGTGAAGCGGAACCACCGCCACCTAATGTAATAGCCATTTATAACTCCTTCCAGCCAATAGTGCCGTCTACGTATACCAGCGTTGCCGCTGCGTCTGTAGCCAGTGAACCATCGTCTGCTGTTGAATTGATATTTGAACCGTTGCGAGCCACCGTTACAGTGCCTGCCCCAGCGTTTTTTACGAACACTACATTACCCGCACTAGGGCTTGCAGGTAGCGTAATAGTTCGTGCGCTTGCAGAGTTTACAATTAGCTGGTCTCGCGTGACTGCTGTGTAGTCTGCTGTTTTAATCGCAAAGTTGTTAAACGCTCCACCGACATCTGCGGCTAACTTTGCTGAAGTAACAGCATTGTCTGCTATCTTGGCCGCTGTTACTGCGTCATCAACTATAGAAGCCGTTACTACTGCATCAGAAGCTAGTTTAGCCGCTGTTACTGCGTCATTGGCTATCTTTGCTGTAGTCACACTGTCGTCTGCTAAATTCGAGTCAACACCCGCCATCGCGTCAACAACCGCAGCAGTAGAGCCTGCGCCGTCCAAATAAATGATCGCTGTCTTGCCGCTCAGAATCGTGACGTTGGCGCCAGTACCCTGGCTGATTGCAATCGATTGTCCGCCAGTCGTAGCGTTCTCGACCCACATCAAACGACTGATGGTGTTAGGCGCAATGGTCAGCGTGCGAGTCGCAGTTAACGTCGCTGATGAAGTGACCTTGAAATACATAGCGCGGGCTGGATCAGCAACACCATCGGCAACCGTGGTGGTCGAGTCAGCATCACTCGAAAAACCATCCTGAGTTGCGTATCCCAGCGCAGCCGCAATGTTTGTTAAGTTAACATTTGTTTTGTCGCCCCAAGTCGCGGCAGCCTCGCCAGTGGTGATCAGCTCGAGGCGGAGGGAATTTGAGTAGGTAGATGCCATTTTTTAATCCTTACTGAGTGGTCCAGGTATTGTCCGCAGCACTCTCCGTGCGCCACTTGCGGCGGCCATTAGCACTAACATCAGAGCTAGCTTCAATAGTCGCAGCGCCGTAATAAACTTGTCCCGCGCTTGCTCTGAAAGAAGATACTGCCGCAGCAGTTGCAGCTCCGACCGCAACGAGTAGACCAGCCGCTTGAGAGTTCGATTGAGCCGCAACAGTAGCGGACGATCCTCGAATCCTAAGTCCAAAAGCAGTAAATCCGCTGCTTGCCGAGATAGTCGCCGAGCCGACCCTAAGAACGCCTGCACTCGCGGAAAACGAGCTTGTGGCTGATGTTGATGCGGCGCCATTTTGGATGAGTTCGCCCCATCTTCCTGCGCCCCAAGTGCCATAGCCAAATCCTCCTGGGTCACTCATTAGTTAAGCGCGATATCCAAATCGCCAGTCGGGATACGAAATACGTCCCCGGTCGAAATTGTTTTGTTGGTGTCTAGCGCTGCGAATGCCAGCATGTTGCCGCTGCTGCTTGCGTCTAACACTGCTACCGCAACCACGGTTCCATAATCGGCTGTGGCGGTTGGCCACTCGATGGCGGATGCGTTCGTTGTATCGCTAGCGGTTGTTGTCAAGCTCGCTGACTGCCGCACGTAGCCGCCGCCTGTGACCTCTGTGCCTGTAGTCGAGTCCGTGGGCGCTACAGTGTAAAGCGCAACGTAAACCGTCGAGGGTGACGTGTACGCGGTATTACTAAAGGTGTGCGCCAGCAGTTTGTTTTCTAAATAATCTGTAAAGGCCATTTTTCGATCCTATTGAAGTGCGCGCGTGCGCATTTGAACGGACGTTTGCCCGCGTGTTCGTTGATCACTGACGTGCATGTCTTCTACTTTCTTTTGATACAGACTTCCCCACACGCCGATTCTTTCGTCATCGCGCAGATAAGGAGCCGATTGCAACAGGGCGCCATACAGATAGATGTCGGGTGAGAGAGACAAAAGCCAGTTGGTGGTATTGCTGTCGCTAAGTACCGGCACCTTCGCGTAGTAAACGAGCTCTGCGGTGTATCCGGTGCTGGTGTTGTCGGGCGCTGGGAAGACTTCAATCTCAGTTCCAACATGAGTATAAAATCTTGGCCGGCCTGTCGCGCTTGAGCTGGCTCGCAGGCTGTTGAGGTACTCGTTTGTGACGTAAGTCAGCGGCTCGATCGGATCAGTTTCCAGAATCAATTGCACGCTCTGCATCCAGTCGGCAGGCGTGGCACTGAAACGCGAATCGATCGTCGCTCGACTTCTTTTAATCATGTAGCGGTGACGGATGCTGCGCTGAAATTCTGCTTCCGCCAGGCTAATAAAATCTGGAATTGCTGAGGTCAAGTCATCGCGATTAAGCCAATCAGCAATGCTTGATTTCAATTCTGAATAAGTTGTGAGGGCCACTAAACAGTGCCTCCCCTGGTCCTAAAATATTTGTTGTCGCCGTCATTCAGCCACCGCTTAAAACGAGCAGGGTCATCAGCGATGCCCTGCCGTTTCAAATCGTGGTAGACAGACATGGGGATACTCGCAACCTTAGACCACTCACCATATCGTTGGTGCTTGTCCACGGCGTTAGCCGCCCGCTTGTTTGCTTCGATGATGGCTGTCACGTCTTGCGAAGTTGCAATGACGATCGAGTCATCTTTCAAGCTCTCTCCGGTCTCATAGATAAAATCAGTTTTTATCTTTGCTTCACGGTCAAACGATAGATTACGAATATCTTCCATTAGTCAGTCCTTATGACGTGCTTAGGTCTCGAATAACGCCCAAACCGGCTTCGTTATTCACCTGGAGCGAGTATTCGCTTAGCAACATGTATTTGGTCGCATCGCCCGTCTTCGCAAGTTCTTCACTCTGGATCGGACGAAGCGTTGCCATCTCAACCATGTCTGGATCGATGACGTAAGCGTCACGGTCTCTGCTGAAACGATTCGGGACTACCGAGATGGAACCGAAGTCACTCACATAAACGTCAGCGGCACCAATGATCGTAGTAGGACCATCAGGGGCCTGGTAACGCTGTGCTGCAATACCGGCGAAGCCAGATACGACAGTCTTAACGTGAGGGCCGACCATCAAGAATTTAGGATCACCTCCATTCGTATACATTGATTGAACAACGCCCTTCAACATCGTCTCAGTGAAAGCTCGCTGAGTTCCGTTGGTTGGGCCTGCGTTTACCACACCGCCTGACAAAGTTGGATCTGCACCGCCTGAGCCATTGTCAGTGTTAGAGGTTAACCAGGAGGTTAAGGGAGCAGCTTTACGCGCGACGGTCGCGCTGCCACCGTTAGCCGCGTGATGCAAACCGCAAAGGTTGTGCTCCATGTCCCGCTTCAGCTCATCGCCCTTTTTGGCGAGTTGGTAAGCAATAGAAGATCTACGCCCAGCCAAATCGATCGCGCCACCCAGGTTATCGGCAATGATAAAATCTTTGCGCGAGATCTGTGTGTAGTTGCCCAAACGAACAGTAGGCGTAATTGCTGCAAAGCTAGACAGGTCATCGCCATCGAGCTGGTGGTTGGCTGCGGCTGCTGCGAGAGAGTCCGTCTGCCACTCGAAGAAGGTATTCTTTACCGTCTTCTTCTTGGTCATGTTGGAAATGAACGGAGTTGTTTGAGGACTAATATTAAAAATAATATTAGACAGGTCTTCTCGAATGCCTTTGGCGGCGTATCGAGTAAAAGTGTTTGTTACGATAGTCATGGTAATGCCTTAAATAAGAGATTCTAGTAAGCCGGCTGCATCATCCAGACGGCCGCTTTTTGCAAGACGTTGACGAGCGCTTTTCATTTTCTTTGAACTAGGCTTCACTTGGCCTTGCCGAGAACCAGGCTTAACAGTTGCAGATCGGTTACCCTTTTTGGCAGCCTTCTTGATCCGACTCTGGCCCTTGTCGTACAGCATTGCTTTACGAAGTACCTTTATGTGATTGGCGCGAACGAGTGATTGAAGCTCTTCTTCTGCAACGCCGTTATCTATTAGATAAGCGCGAAGCTCTTCTCGTTCTGTTGCTGCCCTTTGCTCATCCCGCCATTCGGGAATCACGTCTGGCAACTTGTGGACCTCTTCTGCGAGCACTTGCTGCATAGCTTGCGTTTGATACTGCTGGTTGGCCTGCGCTACCCGCTGCTGTTCCAACTGTATCGCCTGCGATCGTTCCTGCTTGGCAAGCTGTCGTTTATTCCACTCTCGCTCTAAGCGGGTTGCCTCGATTGGATCTTCGTTATAAAGACGATCAAAATCAGGAGCCGGCTCATCACTGCTGTTCAATTGTATTTGCAGTGCGCTCAGGAGTTGCGCATATTGCTGTCGCTCGAGGAGTACCGCATCTCGGTCTTGCTCAAAACTATTTCGTTCTGCCGAGAGTGCTTGACTCTTCTTTGTGTAGTCTGCTTGACGTGAGTAGCCGTTTTTAAGTTCGTCTAGCTGAACCTCAACTTCTTCTCCGTTAACCTTAACGGTAAAAGTATCGGCTGCTGGCTCTTCCTCATCTGACTCGTATTCATCATCATCCAGATCGGCATCGTCTTCTTCTGAGTCGAGTTCCTCATCGGAATCCTCATACTCATCTTCTAACTCAACCTCGCCCTCATCGGACTCATCAACGCCTTCTTCGATCTCTTCTGACTTATCCTCATCGGGGGTCAGCATATCCAAGATTGCGTCTTGCGCTTGAAAAAGCCCACTTGTGGGATTTTCCGCATCATACATTTTATCACTCATAAACTTGTGCTCCTATTTTTTTCGAAAGCGATCGAGTCGGCACTAGCACGCATGCTGTTTACCAGTTGGTCCATCGCTTCCAATTTTGCGTGAAGTCTTTCCCGAGCCTCGGGCTTTCGTTCACGCTGCCACGCTTCAAAAATTTCGTACTTCACCCGACTGCACATCTCTGCAAAGTCTGGGTCATCGAACATTCGCTGGATGTTCTCAAGATACTGGTGCTCCGTTTTGGCCATTGCTCACGCTCGTTAGTTGTCGGATTGCTTCCCGGTCCCGCTCAGAACCGGCTCTGATTGCTGCTGTATCAACTTGCGCGCCGAACCTGGCCGCGATCTCTGCTGCCCGCAAGGCAATGTCCGCCTCGTCTTTATCCCGGCGCCGGTCGTCTTCGCGCATCATCTTTTCGCGCTCAAGCTCTAGCTCCGCTTGCTTCTTCTGGATATCAGCCTGGATCGATTGCATCTGAACCTGTATCAGCGCAGCGTTTGGATCTGGCTGCTCTGGCTTTTCTTGTGGTTGATATTTAGAGGGGTCAGTGAAGAAACGATTGATATCCTTAAAGCCTGCTAGCTCAAGCA